GGGGTCACAACGGTCCCGAGCGCGCGGAGGTCTGCGACCGTGTCCGACCACGGGTCACCGTCAGGGTCGGTGAGGCCGGCGATGTTGACGACCGCCGAGTCGAACGAGTCGATGTCGCCGAGGAACTTGCGCACGTAGACGTTCGAGAAGTTCACGGCTCTGGGTTGTTTCACCCAGCCGCGCCACACGTTGGCCGCCGATGTGGTGTTACCGCTGAGCGTGATCGATGATCCGGTACCAGCCGCCGTGTAATCGCCGCCGTCGTTGGTGGTCCAGCCACGGCCGCTCGCGTAGGTGGCGTCTGAGTCCTGGTCGCACTGGTCAGTGCGCACGGCCACATCGCCGCAGGTGATGCTCCCGAACGTCACCGCGGCACCGGCCTGCACGCACGTCGCGCTGGCGTAGAACACCACGTCGAAGAAGTCGTCGAACAGGTCAACCACGCCGGCCTCTTCCGATACATCGCAGGTCGCCGTGGCCGCCCCGCAGGTGACCGTCTGTGTGGCACCCTCCTCCCATGACCATTCCTCGGCCAGTGTGCACTCGGCCGGGTGAACTACGCCGCCCTCGGACCGCTCGGGTGTCTCAGTGTGCTCCTCGCGGAGGTAGAGCCCTGTAAGCTCGAACGTCACCGGGATGGAGACCGGGAGGTTGTTGGTCGAGGGGCGGTATGGGAAGGAGCTCTTCGAGAGTATGGCCAGGAGGACGTTGTCGGTGTCTGTGTTGGCGCCTGCCTGCACCGTGATGTCGGCCCACACTTCGACCTCGCTGCCGGTGTCGTTCGTGGTCACATACACGTCCACGCGTGCGTTACCGTGCTCGATATGCGCCGAGCTGCAGATGGTCTTGTAAGCCAGCACGGCGCCGGTGTACCAGTCCTCGAAGATGATGTTCAGCGAGGCGCTGGTGGCGCGCTCGATAACGGTCTTCGCGCCGAACGACATCAGCCCTCACCTGCCCCGGAGCGTGACCCATCATCGCGCCGCACCACGGGCCACCTCCGTCAGTACTGCGGGATCACGCCGAGCCGGCTCTGCTGGCGCCGTGCGTCGCGCAGCACCGTCGCCGAGTGCTCGGCTGAGTCGCTCTGCACGCGAACGGTCAGGTCCATGCCGGGGGAACGCTGCTCGCTTGGCGGAGGTCCTCCAATGCCGAGGTACTTCTGGCCAGCGCCCCTGGCTGCTTCCCCAAGTCGGCGCGTCCCTGTGGCCCACCAGCCTATCGGGCCTGGTATCCCCTCGATCGGGTGCTCAAGGATCGACGTGAACTTATTGAACGCGGGCCCCTGCAGCTTGAGCAGCATGTCGGTGATCTTGATGATGTTGTCAGCGAACCGCGTCATCCGCTCGATGTTCTCCTCCGAGAACATGTTGTCGAGTGCCTTCTGGATGCTCGGGGCCAGCGTTGTGAGCGCCTGCCCGATCTGAGCCAGCGACGTCTGCACGCTGAGCAGAATCTCCGACAGCCGCGAGCTCGGATCGGAGAGTTGCTGCATGAGCCACTGCATCGAGCCGCCGATCGTCGCCACGGCATTCTGGATGCCGGTGACCAGGTTGGTCAGGAACGTGTTGATCGCGCTGCCCTCAGTCTGCAGTTGAGTCGCGAACCAGATGACACCGTTCGCCGCGCCGAAGAGAGTGTCGAGGATGCCGCTTAGTGCAGGCCCGCTCACCTGGTTGATCATCCCGAACAGCCAGTCGAATATGGCTAGCGCCTTCGTGCCGAACTCCTGGATCTTCGGGATGATGGTCGGCAGCGAGTCAGCGATGTTCCCCAGCAGTTGCGGGATGCGCTCAAGCATGATCGGCAGGGCAGCGAGTGCGCGCTCGGCGAATGCGACCAAGACCGGCTGCAGCCGCTCAAGCACGGGGCCAAGGCGTTCGCGCAGCGCGTCAACGAATCTGGTCATGTAGTCGAGAGCCGGCTTCAGCACCGGCATCAGGGCGGTCCCGATGGCGGCCGCGAAGTTCTGCATTGCCCCGACGAACGTCGACCACTTGCCGGCCAGCGTGGTCGCCATGCGGTCCATCGCTCCGGCGAAGCGCGAAGACATGATGGACGCCAGGGCGGCCTTCAGTGCCTCAAGCGCGCTCTCTCCCATGTAGGAGATCCCACCTGCGCCCTTCTCAGCCCCCGCTTCCAGCAGCATCATCGTGCTGATGCCGAACTCCTTGAGCCGTTCGAGCCCGCCGCCGCTCACGGCATCTGCGATGGCCTCGACCCCGTCGACGACCGACTTGCCCATCGACGCGGCCATGTCGCCGATCATCGGGAGCCATTGCTTGGCCGAGAGCCCGTAGTTCTCGAGCCTGGCCACTGCCTCGATCGTCTCTCCGGTCGAGAACGGAGTCACATCGGCGAACTTGCGCGCCCAGTCCAACATGCTCTGGGCTGCCTCCGGTGACTTCAGCGCGGTCCAAAGCTTGTGGAACTGCGTCTCTACGTCCGCCGCCGCGGTCGCGGCTTTGATGGCCAGGTACCCTAACGCCGCCGTCACCGTCCCGCCGACGACCGCAGCCATCCGCAGGCCGGAGCTGACCACGTTCGCCATGGCGGAGGCGATGGATCCGAGCGCGCCAACGACCTTGCTGGCGACGCCTGTGACCGTGCTGCCGATCCGGCCGACAATGGCGAGTGCCTCGCCGACGGGGCCCGTCACTGCGCCGATGGCCGACATGATCCCGCCGCGGCCGCCGCCACCGCGGCGCGTAACGGGTGCCTCCATTCCGCCGCCGCCGCCACCGGGCAGGTCGATCTTCGGTGCGTGGAGTTTGGAGAGCTGCGACTGTGCGTCCTTCGCCGCATCTCCGAGCTTGTCGAGGTGCGCCGTGAGGCGGTCGACTACCGCGGCGATGTGGGTGACGGGCGAGGTGGCCTTATCGAGGATCTGCAGGCTCAGGCTTACACTGCGGTCAGCCATCAGCGCCTCCCCCTCCGTCGGGCCTCCAGCTCGCGCAGCGTCGCCAGGTCATTCAAGCCGGCGGTCAGCGCGCGCGACTGCTCCAGCGTCAGCCGGCTGATCGTCTCCAGGTCCCAGCCGGTCACCTCGATGATGCTGACGACCAGGTCGCGCAGTTGGCGCTGGGTCAGTCGGTCGCGGCCATGTCGGCCGCGCCGGCGTTTCCCGGGCCACCGCCTGGCACTTCCATGCCGAGCGATCGCATCGTCCGCACCAGGAATGACGGCAGGCTGATGATGGCGCACGGGATCTCGCTGACCTCATCCGCGGTGATCCCGGGCTGCAGCCAATCGGCTGAGAGCCGCAGCAACTCGATCATCAGATCCATGCCGTCAGCCTCGGGATGAGCGTCCTTGAACTTGATGAACTTACTGAGGTCTTTGAGCGCCAGCGGGGCCAGTATCACCGTGCGCTTCTCGCCACCCGGTATGCAATACTGGAGCTCCACCGGCTCTTCCGCGAACACCATCGGCTCAGCCAACGCGGCCTCCTATGCCATCGCCAGGGTCAGGGAGCCGGTGTCGCCGCGCCCCCGGAACCCGTAGGTCCACTTCCCCTGCTCATCGGGCGCCACCAGGCCGAAGCCCTCGGGCTTGTTCGGCTTCAGGTTGGCGAATGTGGCCGTGAACGTCTGGGCCCCGTTGCCGGCAGTGATGACCGTCGCCAGGTTCTCAGTCGTCACGTCACCGAACAGCGCGAGCACGTCGGGGTCGATGGGTCGGCCAGTAGTGACCTCCAGGGTCAACTCCTCCAGGCCAACGAGCCGGAACTGTGGGTTCCGGTAGGTGCCGCTCGTCTTCGCATCCTGGTTCGTCTTGGGGTCGCTGACCTTGTTGTCGAGGTTGATCGACCACGCGAGCACGCCGTACTCGAGCCCGCCGATGGTCACGACCGTCTCATAGTCTTCGAAGACATCGGCCGTCTCATCAACTGGCGTCAGCCCGTCGCCCTCGGCGATGGCGAGCGCGTTCCACTCGGCCGAGCCGGAGATCGCCCCGCCCTCATCGCTGCTGAGTTTGAGCGTCCGGATCAGGGCATCCGAGTAGACGCGGCTCCAGTTCTCAGCGCCGCCCTCGATATAGAGCGAGGTGAGCGAGCCCCTGGGATAGGAGGCTCTCTGTGCCTTCTGCACGAACGGGAAGTTCGTGAAGCTGAGCAGGAAGTTGCAGTTCCCGCCGTACTTCAGGAGGTCATCGCTCCGACGCTCCGTCCCGCCGATGCCCTGATGGACGCGCAGCTCGGAGCCGCCGGATAGGTCACCGCCATCCACAATGCCCATCCCGGTGGAAGGCGGGTTGGTCGTGCCCCACTGCAGGCCCTCAAACAGGCCGCTGGTCTCGAGCTGGTCTGCCATCGGAGGATCCCTCCGTTACGTTGGCGTCGTCCGGACGATCACGTCGATGTCGCAGGCGATGGCCCAGATCGGCGCACCGTC